ATCTTTAATATTTACAGCATCTGTTAGTATTCGATATTGACTTAAATATGTTTTTAAGTTTTCTTTTACAGCTTGATTAAGTTGAGTCAATTGTTTAGATTCATTATAACCCATCACATACATGTTCATTGCTAATGGATTAGCAATTCTATTTTGTTCATATGATTCTTGAGATATTTGGTCATCTGGCACAATATATGCTTTTGCAACACTTCCAAATTTTGCAGGCATTGAATATGCACGTATAATGTAATCTTCTCTAGTAACTAAACGATTCTGAGTTGAAAATGCAGCTAAGGCATTATTTTTAATATCTGTCGTTGTTTCTGAAGATTTACCCCCTGACGCCGGCGTTGGATTATTAATTGCAACTGTAGTTTTAATAAAATTTAATAAACCTGCACCTAACGATGAATTTATATCATCATGAAATTCTATGCGTTCTAAAACCGTTAATACATTTGCAATTACATTATCAGAAATTCCATTAGCTGTTGCATATGTTACTGTTAATGAAGTATTTGATGGAGCTTGTCCATATGTTCTAGTATATAAAAAATTAGCCGGGTCAATATTAACGTCAATTGCACGTCTAACATTAGCTAATCCATTTCCTACATTGTCCGGATTGGGAACAATTTCTTCATCGTTATTATCAGATATACCTGAACCGAATTGTAATTCTAATTTGCCATCACTGCGTAATTTAGTAATAAAACGTTTGGCTGTTTTACGCATTTTTAATAAATTAGGCGCACTAGAACGATATGCTGATAATTCTGGATCATTTTCTAACAAATTAGGAACAGATTCAAATATAGTATCTTGAGCCAAATATGGAACTTCATACCAATTATCACCGTCCGACTCCGTAACAGAAACAATTTCTACAATATTTGTATCTGTTAATACTACTTTATCATATGGTACTGGAGTTGTGAATGAAAATGTTTGACTACGTAATTCTCCGGAAATAGCACGTATTGATTTCTTTAAAAGATAATATGTTGGCAATTTAGTTGTATTGTCAACTTCATATATTGTAACTTCCGTTGGATCATATGAAGACGAATACATAAAATTGATAGTATCGATGGTTCGAAATGTAGCCGAACCATTATTCTGTTTTACTATCATTCCTGGTTTGATAGATAACGCATAATTAAAATCTGGTTTAACATTAACACCCGTACCGGTTGCTGGAACTAATTGGAATACATCTAAATTAACGGCTGCCGGAACAATGTTATTAGGTTTATAGCCTAATGCACGTGCAATATCATAAACATTTTCTCGTTCCGATGCATACTGTAAAAATGATTCTTTAAGATTTGTATCTGCATGAAAACTTAAAACATCTCCTACATACGCAGCCATTTCAATAAACATACTCCCCGGAGATGATGTATCAAAATCGTTGTATGTATCAGGAAAATATTGTTTTGCAAAATCAATCAAATTCTTACGAAATTGACCGAAATTTTTAGACAAATAATTTATATCTTTTTTTGTTTCCATAATACCTTTAATTTCACGTTGTAGTTATAGTTCCATCAGAGTCAAAATTAATAGTTAACGTATTAAAAATAAAATTATCAACTTCAAATTCTATTTTAATTTCTATTTCATGTTGTAAATCTGGATTATCTTCGTTTGTTGTTATGATAATATCATTGATATTAATATATGGTAACCAATATGAAACTGGAGTAGTTATTAAGTCTTTAATATTATCTTTTAAATCTTTAAGATTAGGTTCAAATAAAACATATAGTAAATTGGAACCATATGTTGGTTGCCCAATTCGTTCTCCAATTTTAGTTAATAATAAATTTTTTAAATTGTTCAAAGCCTGTTGATTGTTATTAGTACTAGAAATCGATTCAAATACTTGAGTCTGTTGAAAATTTAAACTAATGCCTAAAGGAAAATTAACTAAAGGCGTACTATTATTATTTACATATGTATACGGCATTATTTACCTTTCTTTTTATCAATTGCTTTCATTAAAGCAGAATAATCTCGATTCATTGCTTTTGCAACTATCGGATCAACTTCAAATGTTTTCCCCGTTTCCGGATCATTCATTACTTGCGGAGCAGCTGGTTGTTGACCTGCGCGCAACATTCCAAACCCTTGTGCATCAGCTGATGTAAAACTTAAATCTTGATAATTTTCATTCATCATATCTGCAAAACTAGATACAGATGGTGATGATTCTTTCATAGAAGGAGTTTCATTTAAAATATTAGCAAATCCTGTACGTTGAAATTGCACTTTGTTTTTTGTTGTTGTTTGTTGCACTGGTTTTCCTGTTGCCCGATTAACCGGTGTAGGAGATGTAGATTTCATCTCATTGATAGTAGATTGTAACCCTTCGCGAAGTATTTCAGTTAATTCTTCTTTAATAACATCACGTACGGCTATTTTAAGTGCTTTTATTAATGTTTTTGAATCCATATGATAACTTTATTAATAAATATGAATAAATGTAAATTTGATTAGATTTCTATGCCAGTTCCCCAACCTGCTGCGGTTTTAGGACCATATATTACTTGATTCCGCGTATCTATATAGTAATCATCAATATCTCCTATGTCTACAGTAGGAGCTTTTGAATTTGATAAAACTTTACTAGGAGCTTCTTTAAGATTTTGTAAAACATTGAGTTGTTGTTCTATTAAATCTTGAATGAGTTGAATACGATTTTGAATATCATCTTCAGACACATTTAATTCCGTATAGAAACGAGTTGGGGCAATATCATCATAATCCAAAGCAAAAGCATTTAACGCATCCAATTCACTAGCAATATCTGCCGTAACACTTAATACTTCAGAATTACAAATTGAAGACAATTTATCAACTCCAACTGCCAATGTTTTATTGATCATATCTAATCTAGAATTAATAGAATTGATTAAGCCTTGCAACGAACTAGTCGAAGATTTTGCATTTGTTCCTAGATTATCAAATGTATTAATTAATTCTGTTACCGGACCTGTCGGAACACCAGGTACAGCTGGAATAGCCAATTGAATAGTTTTTAATGTTTTTGATATGGTAGCTACTGTTGTTATAACTGGTACTATTGAATTGATTGAATTAAGACCTTGTTTAATTGTATTGATTTGTTGTAAAATTTTCTCTAAATCTGTTTTTAACTGTTTTACTTTAGGATCCGAACAACGTGTTTTTGAATTAAGTTGCATAATTCTATCCGTAAAACTAGAAACAAATTTTGAAAGTTGTTCTATTTGTTTCATTAACAACGGAATTATTCGTTGTATTAAATTTGCCGGTATAGTTGCTCCAATTGCCATTATGCTTTATATTTATCAACCATTATGTTGTAATTTTTAATTTGTTTTAGTAATGTTCCTGCATCTTGCAAATTTTTATATACAGGTGTCGAAATCTTTCCTCCTGCATCTACAAAGCCTATTTGTATTGTTTCAATTAATTTTTGTAAAAGTTCAACAACTGCATCAGTATGAAGTAACGGTTCTTTATCAGTAGATGCTCCTAAATATATTTTAGGCGAATTTATTTCAATTCCCGTTTGTGAATCTAAAATTACATGATCAGACTTAGCTTTCAAAGTAATTCTATCAGCAGCAGCAATGATTTGCGGATAATTAAATTCTGATTCTGAACCAGCTTGATATAATGTATTATTTAATTTAAACGATGGTATACGTTGTCTGCTAGTTAAATATATTGATGCCGGATCTTCTTGAATATTTTCAACTACAAACTGTTTATTAGGCAAATTCTTTTGACCATTTGAAATAATAAGAATTGGATCTCCAGATTCAGTTCCTTTCCACGTATTAGCTAACGTATAATCACCTGCAGTTGAAATTGTACTACCAAAACGTATACTGTTTCCCCAGCGACCTTCAATTAATAAATCACCTTCATATGGCTGTAAAGGACTAATTTGTTTTGACTTAAACGTTTTTCCAGCAGCACGTTTTTCAATATCGATTGAAGATAACCCCTCTGCTAAACCTGGTAATCGATTTTCATTGATTGCAGTTTTTAATCCAACTACAGGCAAATAATACCATGCTTCTCCCCAACCTTTTGTGTCAGATTTTTCATCAAAATTAGATCGTTGATTAGTAGATCTAAACAATAAAACATGTTCACCAACTAAAGGTATTTGTTTGATGTTTGCATTTGCTGGAAGTGCTAATAAAGGTTGATTGTTATAATAATCAGTATATGTACGTACAACGATTGCAAACAAAGTATTTACAGTGGTATCAGATTTTGATGCATCTATATATTGATATGTATAATCATATGGTAGAACTTCGCCAATATGAAAATTTAATTTAACTGATTCAATCATTGATACCCTTCAATTTATCTTTTGCTTGATCTATTTTTGATTGTAATACTTGTTCTTGCGTATCCATTTTACGTAAATCTTCAATTTCATCAGTTAATTCAGTTTCTAATGTTGATTCCGCAATTCGTATCAATTGCATTTTTTCTTCATCTGAAAGTAATGAATCGGCGCCGGCAATTGTTTGCTTTGTTGAAATATATCGTTGAACGATTGCAGTTAATTTTACAAGATGATCATCATTTTTAACCGCTACATCTAAATATTCTTTAATTAAAGGCACAATGATTGTAGCATCAGATGCATTACGTATTAATGGTTGCAGCTGTGCAATTAATTGTGAAATTTGACGATCTTTCTTTTTGCTGTTATGGTAGACATCAGACATTAAGTCTGCAAAAGTAGTGCCTTTGAATAGTTCTTCGTTTTTATCCATTTTAATAACATTTATATAATATAAATATTAAAACGGCAATTTTATGAAGTCTGTTTGTTCGTATTCTTTAAATTTGGTTTCGTAGATTTGTTTGAGTGTTTTAATAACTCGCGTAATATTAGTTGTTTCGAGCCCCGTTCGTTCTCTAATAAAAATATACAAAGCTTTTTTATTAAAATCTTCTATATTATCTCTAGTTTCAAAAATATGAAGAATTGAATCAGCAACATGAATGTCAGTAGGATTATTAAATATAAAATTCAAATTATCATAACAATATGTAATATAAGCATCCATAAAATATTGAAGAGTCTCTCGCATTTCAGAGTTATGAATTTCAGTCATAATGTTGCGTTGTTCATCAATATCCAATGTTTGTGTATCTTGTTTTAGTTTAGCATATCCTTTTTGATTTTCTGCAATTAGATAATTGAAAGAAGTT